ACGGTCCTACACCTGTTCCACTATGCAATTCTGCTGGGTTGATTGTGTTAACCGTGACGAACTTATTATGAACCTTCAGCCCATTTCGTTCTGCTATTTTTTCCATTGTGGGATTGTCGAAATGTAGTGTAGCTCTGCGAGTGATGTTTCCATCATCATCAGTTTCAGAACTTGTTGGTTCTGTATCTTGATGTAAATCTAAAAACTCTTTCACTTCTTCTTGGGTCAATAAATCCGCAATCACTTTTGCTTCCAATAATTTAATCATTATATAAACTCCTTTAATTATTTATAAACTTTTTCATACGCATTATATATCTCTTCTGCCACAACCTTGTGACCTTTAGCATTAGGATGACTATCTGTGACAGAGACTCTTAAATTTTCTCTTTCTGGATCAAGTTTATCTAACATGTCTCCTACATTATGTCCACCAATACCCCAAAAGATTGGCCACCCTATAAATTTATCTTCATTTATTTCATCATATATTTTAGAAGATAACATTGCGCTTGTCGCCAGTCGAATTTGTTCTCTGTGCTTCTGCCATCTCTGTCTTCCTTTGGCGAACTCATCAGCACGAGAAATTTTCTTCGTTCTTACCACTGAGATACTTTGTGTTCCCTGTATCATAAGATAAGGAATATCCTTTAACAACATTTGTGCCAACAAAAATTGTCTAAGGGATTTCATAGTTACATTATATGAATTATTATACTGTAACATACTAGTCCTACAGTTTAAATCTACAGGAAACATTTCCGCTTCATTATTGTTTCTGTGTGGATGAAAGCGAAGCCATCTATAATCCGAGCGATGTATAAGCAACTTATTAGCAAATTCCACATGTTGAAAATCCATTCTATGCCACTCACTCCACATCAATACTACAAGACCAATATTTTTTTCTGTTAAAAGCGTATCAATAAGAGTTGCTAAAATATAATCATTACCTATTCCAGATTTACCAAGATTAATACACTCCATATTAAGTTTATCTGCTAGTACTTGCGGCCAACGGGGGAAATTGTGATCCACATTCGGTGAGATTGATGATGTTGTATAGTGTTCTGTAAAACTACATCCGATAGCAATTAGTTTTTTTCTGGAAGACTTTGACATTATATAGTTCCTGTCACATAATCTGGATTACAATAACGGTTTAGTATATTTTTCCTCTCTGTCTCAGTTGAATTATACAGAGAATTTGCTGTAAAAATATTATATTGGTTATCGATTGCTTGAATATTATCTCTTGCTTTGTGTAGTTTTGTGCGTATGAAACCTCGGCGTCTAGCATTTTCTTCACCGCTGTTGCCAGACATTTCCTTTTTTTTATTTATATAGTAGTCTTCATCGTCCGTAAAATTGTATATGATATCTTTTAAATATGTTTTAAACGGTGGTAATGTTTTTCTAAGATTTCTATCGTAATCCCACATAGCCCACTTTTGAAACTCATCAGTAGAAAAGAATGGTTTGAAATTTTGCATTTTTTGGTGGTTCAGTTTTTGAATACGGTTATTAATTAGAGGTCGTATATTTTCCGTTTGCCATCTCATGGAAAAAATCAACCACCACCACAAGTCACTAATGGTTTCAATTTTCACTGGTGCATTTTCAACTTGTGGAGTAATGTGTTCAATAAAATATTCATCATACATTGGATTACCAAAAACAGTAACATCTGAACTAAAGACTTCTTGCCACGGAATAGTTTTAAAATCATCCTTGGCAAATCCTAATCTTTTTAATTCACCAAAAAGATCGCCTAGATGATGACCACCATGACTTTGAGAAAGAAATTGAGCCGGATGACCTGTTACTACAATATTATTATCTAAATTTATATTCTCATAAACCCATGTTTTTACTGGTTCCTGAGTAACGCCCTTTACATATTTTTCATAGAATAAAGGATACTCATTGATACCACCTTTATCATACACAACATTTATCTGGCTCAAGTCTTTACATACATTAAGAAAAGAGATAACAACGACAGTTGAATCTATACCGCCTGACCAAAATATGTCAACTGGTTTTCCTTCATTAAGAATGTCTCTTGCAGCACTGTCGCATATTTCTTTAAAACTTTTATTAAAATTAATATCAAAATCTGGTATCGGTGATATATTTGTTAGTCTTAGTGGACTACTAATAGTATTCGTTCTATCAAATAATGCTTCACTGTGCTTACTAAAACAATCCCAACGAGAAATTAAGTTATATACATTGAGATTGTTCTCCATATCATAACCGCATATATATTGGAAAAAATATTTATTTAGAAATATAAGGGAGTCTGATTTCATTATATAGTTAATTCTAATATCACATGACCCATTCGTAGCTTATGTATTTTACCATATTTAGATAAAAACTTCTCATTATAAAAAACTAATAAATTTTCACAAACGAAAGGAACTTCTTCTTCTACTTTATTATCAACTAAGTAGAAATATGAGTCGTTGTTATTTTCTATCAAATCATCACAACTTCCATATTGTGATATACGCTTATTTTTAAAATGATTTAATAATTTTTTATTATTTTGAGATATCATAGAAATATAAATTTTACCATTCGGAGTTAAATATGTTTTCAAGGTATCCATTGTTTCAATAAAATATTCAAATGAGGTATGAGTAAAAACGCTATAAGCAAATACAATGTCATATTTTTTGGGGAGCTCTATTTTTGCGTTACCGGCTGGGTTGTACACTGAACTGTACAAGTCTAAATAAATCCAATCTGCTTCTGGATAATCTTTTTTTCCTAGTGCTATTGCTTGAGTGTCTACATCAACACTGGTATAATTTGTTGGAAGGATTTTCCCTTTACTACTGCGAAGTAAATTACCCTTACTTCCACCAAAATCTAATATTTTAAGATTTTCCCAATTAAAACTTTGTGATAATGGGGTATATAGGTCATGATCTCTGTTATGTAACATTTAGTTTTGCCTTCAAAATATTCATATTCTATAATACTATATATACATGATAGATGAAGGGGTAGAATTTGGTTTAAACTGGATCACAATTAACAAACTTTTATAAATAATAATAAAAGGAATGATAAATGGCCGTACCCACAACAAAAGCAACATTTAAGTCTTACTGCTTGCGAGCTCTTGGTTTTGGGGTCATTGATATTAATGTATCAGATGATCAAGCAGACGATAGAATAGACGAAGCACTACAATACTTTGCTCAATATCATTATGACGGTGTTGAGAGAATGTATCTTAAACATCTCATAACAACTGCTGAAGTTACACGAGCTAGATCAGACACATCTACAACTGCGACAGATAAACTTGATTCTGATATAACTGCAACTTGGAAAGAGGGGAAAAACTGGATTCCTGTCTCCGATGCGGTTCTATCAGTCGTAAATGTTTTTCCATTTACAGATACGGGTGGTGGCAGCAATATGTTTGATGTTCGTTATCAATTACGATTAAATGATCTTTTTGATCTTTCATCTACATCTGTTATGCATTATAATATGACAATGCAGAATTTAGATTTTCTAGAACACATTTTAATAGGGGAGGTTCCATATCGTTATAACCAACATCAAAACAGGCTTTATCTTGATATGGATTGGGATAATGATGTTACTCCCGATGTTGACTATGTTATCATTGAGTGTTGGAGGAAGCTTGATCCAACTTCATATACAGATGTATATGATGACATGTATCTAAAGAGATATGCAACATGTCTTCTAAAGAAACAATGGGGCGCAAATTTAAGTAAGTTCTCAGGAGTAACTATGTTGGGTGGTGTTACTATGAATGGAGAACAGATATTTTCTGAGGCAGTGGAGGAACAACAGAGGTTGGAAGAACAAATCCAACTTGCATACGAATTACCACCTATGCATATGGTAGGATAAATTATGGCTGTTAACAGTGCATTTCATACAAACAATTCAGCGGCAATTACGACTGAGAAAAATTTATATAGTGACCTGATTAAAGAAGCAATTCAAATCTATGGTCACGATGTTTATTATATGGATCGTACTCTTGTTGCTGAAGATACAATCTTAGGTGAGGACTCACTCTCTAAATTTAACATGCAACATCCAATAGAAATGTACATGGAAGATTCAGAAGGTGGTTTTGCTGGTGAAAAAGAATTGATGAGTCAATTCGGTTTACAGAATTTAAGTGAAGCAACATTCGTAGTAAACAAGTCAAGATTTCAAGAACTAGACAGACAGGTACAAATCGAATCTGGAACAGATACTTCTTCTAGCGGTTCGATACTTTTAGAAAGTGGAACCATAGATCAGTCATCTTCATCTAGTGTTCTGTCTACAGTTTCGGGTGATGAGACTTTTTATATCATACAAGACACAGCTGCAACTGATTCAGATCGTCCTAATGAGGGTGACTTAATATATCACCCAATATTGACTAAAATTTTTCAGATCAATTTTGTAGACCATGATGATCCATTTCATCAGTTAGATAATAATCCTGTATATAAAATGCGATGCAGATTGTATGATTATAGCTCTGAAGTTCTTGATACTGGTATCACTGAGATTGATGAAATTGAAGACAATCTATCTGTTGATACTTTGGGTTATCAATTTACATTAGAACAATCTTCTGCCCAGAATGAAGAAATTTCAATTCAACATTCTGTTGGTAATTTTGGATTACTATTAGAAGAAACAGATGGAGACAATATTGTGGGTGAAAATGATTCTAGTTCTGTTGGAGAAAACATACTTCTTGAACACAGTGCTGATAGTGGCCACGGTGGATGGTTATTGCAAGAGGGATATATAGTAGGTGACTTTAGCACAGATAAAACTGCTCAAAATGAATTGTTTGAATTAAAAGGTCAAACAGTCTTAGACTTTAGTGAGTCAAATCCATTTGGGGATGCAGGGAGTAAATCGTAATGTTAGGACAACAATTTTATCACGAAACAATGAGAAAGGTTATCATTTCATTTGGTACAATGTTTAATGATGTCCATCTTGTTCGTAAAGACAACAATGGTACAATAACACAATCCATGAAAGTTCCTCTTGCTTATGGTCCAAGAGAGAAGTTTCTTGTGCGATTGCGTGAGGATGCTGATCTAACAAAACAAGTAGCCTTAACATTACCAAGAATGGGTTTTGAAATCAAGAACCTTTCTTACGATTCTACAAGAAAATTAAATAGGGTTCAGAGATTTAAAACAGTAAAAGGAACAGAGACAAAACAACTTGACACACAGTATATGCCTGTTCCATATAATCTTGAAATTGAACTTTATGTAATGGCAAAACAATCTGATGATGCTCTGCAAATTGTTGAACAGATACTTCCATATTTTCAACCAGATTATACTATCACGGTTGCTGATCTTGGTGGTGGAACAAAGAGAGATGTTCCCGTAGTTTTAAACAGCATTAACTATGAAGATAACTATGAGGGCGACTTTGAACAAAGACGAGCGCTTATCTATACCTTGGCATTTACCGCAAAGTTTTATCTCTATGGTCCTGTATCATCAAGTAAGGTTATCAAGACTGTTTCGGTTGACCAGTATACAGATATGCCAGACAAGTCACCAAGGCGTGAACAAAGATATACGGTCACACCTAATCCATCAACAGCAGATGCTGATGATAACTTCGGGTTTAATGAGACTACATCTTTCTTCCAAGATGCTCAAGAATATGATGAGAAAACAGGCGATGATGCAGAAAATTGATAAAGAATTAGGAATTGTTCAGATTGATCAAAGCTCTACTGAAATTTCTAAACCAGTTGTTTCACAACAAGATTACGGTGATGTAAATGATGCTGAAAGGGATTATGTATATCAAAGAGAAAATTTTTACAACTTGGTTGAGCGTGGCAATGATGCGATTGAGGGAATACTTGAGCTTGCAAAAGAAGGTGAGCATCCAAGAGCATATGAGGTTGCTGGTAATCTTATTAAACAAGTCGCAGAAGTTACCGAAAAATTAGGCGAACTACAAGATAGAATGAAAAAATTATCTGAGGTTCCAAATAACGCACCGCAGAATGTTACTAACGCATTATTTGTGGGTTCTACAGCAGAGTTACAAAAACTAATCAAAGGTAAATGATGCAACAAACAGCATACTTAGGTAATCCAAATCTAAAAAGAACTGGAATTTCTGAGGAATTCACTGAAGAACAGATATTAGAATATCAAAAGTGTTCTGAAGACCCCATATCTTTTATTAAAAATTATGTGCGAATTGTTTCATTGGATCATGGTTTGGTTCCATTTGAGATGTATGATTTTCAAAGAGGAATGGTAAAATCTATGCATGATAATAGATTTACTATTCACAAACTTCCTCGGCAGTCTGGTAAATCAACAATTATTATATCATACCTTCTTCACTATGTTTTATTTAATCCTAACACTAATGTTGCTGTGCTTGCAAACAAATCAAATACTGCAAGAGATATCTTAGGTAGGCTTCAACTTGCGTATGAAAATTTACCACAGTGGATGCAACAGGGAGTTATTGCTTGGAACAAAGGTAATATAGAACTGGAAAATGGTTCAAAGATAGTTGCAGCTGCAACATCATCTAGTGCTATTCGTGGTGGTTCGTACAACATAATCTTTCTTGATGAGTTTGCGTTTGTTCCCTCTACAATTGCAGAACAATTCTTTTCATCAGTTTATCCTACGATTACATCTGGTCAAAATACAAAAGTTATTATTGTTTCTACTCCACATGGTATGAATCAATTCTATAAGCTGTGGGTAGATGCCAAAGAAGGACGCAATAACTATGTTCCTACAGAAGTGCATTGGAGTGAAGTGCCGGGCAGAGATGAGAAATGGAAAGAAGAAACGATACGCAACACATCCGAATCACAGTTTAATTCAGAATTTGAATGTGAGTTCTTGGGGTCTATTGATACTCTTGTTTCACCTGTAAAGTTAAAACAGATGACTTACAGAACACCAACACAATCAAATTCTAATCTCGACATATATGAAAGACCAAAGGAAGGTAATACTTACCTCATGACTGCTGATGTTGCAAGAGGTACACAGAATGATTACTCTGCCTTTCTGGTGTTTGATGTCACACAAATACCGTATAGAGTGGTTGCAAAGTATAGAGATAATGAGATTAAACCTCTATTGTTTCCAAGCAAAATATATGAAGTTGCTCGTGCGTATAATCAAGCATTTGTATTAATTGAGGTAAATGATATAGGAGAACAAGTTGCAAGTGCTATGCAGTTTGATTTGGAGTATGACAACCTTATTATGGCTTCCATGCGTGGCCGTGCGGGCCAAGTCCTTGGAGGGGGGTTCTCAGGGGGTAGAGCACAATTGGGAGTAAGAACAACTAAAGCAGTGAAAAAGATAGGGTGTTCTAATTTAAAACAATTATTAGAAGATAATAAAATTATTATAGAAGATTATGATTGTATTAACGAATTATCTACATTTATCATAAAGGGTAGTTCATTTCAAGCAGATGATGGTTGTAATGATGACTGTGTGGCATGTTTATTTTTGTTTGGTTGGGCAACAGATCAGACTTACTTCAAGGAATTGACGGATAATGATATAAGAAAAACAATGATGGCGGAACAGCAAGACATGTTAGAGCAGGATATGGCTCCATTTGGTTTTGTAGTCAATGGACTTGAAGATGAGAATGTAGGTGAAATGGTTGATGAATATGGAACTCGTTGGGCTCCAGTTGTAAGAGATTATACTACAGATTGGTGATCATATAAATTCAACTAAATCATTATCTAACTTAATCCAACAATTTGAACATACAATATGTGACTTATTAATAAGGTCAAATACCTCTTTTCGACTTTCATCATTAGTGCCAACTCGTTTTGTTATCTTACGAATTTCTGAATTGTGAGGATAAAACTTGAGACATATGGTTTCACTCTCACCGCAATGTTCACATGATTTATCTGCAAGAAATTCGTTAAGAATAACTATTCTTTTGCGATAATTACGCCGAGCAACTTTCTTGATAGTGTCTTTATATTTTTCATAATGTTCATTAGGCATAGTTATTTATTTATAAGTTATTGCACATCTAAATTCCCATGTGTAGAGTTGAATTTTTATAAATATTTGAAAACAAAAACTCTTACAATCGACTATAAAGGAGTAAAAAAATGGCTTTTCTCGTGTCTCCCG